ATGGCGGCTCATAAGCCTGCCGGTCGTGGACCGGTTTCCCCCAACACTTCTTCCCGCGTGAAAACGGTTGCTGCAAATGTCCTGAACACAGGACGCGCAACACCTGCGCAGGCCAAGACGCTGGCAGCATCTGTCATGCGTCATGAGCCTGCTCACAAGGACCCAAAGAAGTAATCTGCTGTATCGCTGGACGCGGTATATGCATCACCCCATTGGCTTGGGGACGTTCACTTGTGGCGTCCCCAATGCTAAGGGCAACCACAACGCCAAATGGCGTATCATGGATCAAATGTCCTACTGTCTGGCAGGCAATTGGATCTGGCTCAGGTATTTCGTCTGCCCATTGCCACGCAGATCCCGGCTGCCCGCTATCGAGCCATTTCACGATGACTATCGGATAGTCGCTCATTTCTAGCATCCTCTCCGCAAACATAACAGCCGGTGTAGCCAGAGCCAGATCATCGCCGCCCACCCACAAACGGCACGACCGGCGCGCGCGGGATGCACTGGCCCGCACCCCAACTCCCGATCAGTTCCCCCACACGATCCCGCAATGCCTTCCGGTCCTCGATCAGCCGCGCAGCCTCCTGATGCCGCGCGTCGTCGTTCTGCGCGAACAGCTCCGTTTCGTAACCGACCTGCCGGGACATCTCGACATCAGGCAGAGAAGACAGCGGCGCATAGGCGACCGGCAGGCTGACCTGCTGCGTGCGTGTATGGCTGGCCGATCCCTGCACGCCAACGGTCGGGGCCGTGGTGATCGCGCCGACCGTGAACTGTCCAGACTGGGTAAACGACCCGGACAGTTCCAGCGTCACATTCCCCGCAATCGTGCCGATGACCGGATCTGACGTGCGCTGGCTGCACTGGGCCGCACGCACGTTGCGCTCGAACCGCGCGGCCTGCTCCGGCGTCCAGTCGGCGGCGTGGGAGACGGACACGGCCCCGGCCTGCGCCAGTGAGGACTGGATGCCAGCCATGGCCGCCGGGATCGTGGTCTGCACGCGCGGCTGACTGGCGCAGGCGGACAGGGCCAGTAGTCCGGCCAGCAGCGCCGCCCTCACGCCGCACCCCGCAGATAGGCGGAATTGGCGGCAAGGAGCGCTTCACGCTCTTGGTTGGTCGGCGCCAATCCACTGGCCGACAGGAGTTGCAACCATGCCAACCCATGCACTTCCATGCGGCGGGATTTGAACCAGCGCCACGTCCCCTTCTGCTTTCCACCCCACGTCAGGAACGTCACAAGGTCGGTGTCGTCTGTTCCCGTGTAATCCCATGCCAGCAGGCAATGCCCCCCTGCGCTTCCCGGCGTCGGGTCGCCGTGCCCGGCGGGCGTGTCGGTGTCCCATACGGGGGATAGGTCGCCGTTTTCGTCTTCCCACATGTCCGATTCGGAAAGTTGGACACCAAGATACGCCGCCGACAGCCCAGCCATGATGTTCCGCACGCCGTTGAGATCGTCAGGGTCAGCACTGCCCCACAGCGGAAACAGGGTCTGATTGGTCACTGCATACCCGTCCCGCATGGCCGTGGTCAGCACATCGACCTCCACGCCGCCATTGTCTGTGCGCGGATCGCCGGGGACGTAGCCGGTGGACAGCGAATAGAACGCCTCGGCCTGAGCCGTGGTCACGTCCACCTGATAACCAGCAAGCGCCGCCGTGGCGCGGGCGTGATTACCGAGACCTGCCGACGTGCAATCCCCAAGCACGTCATTGCCCAACATCAGCGGGGCTGGGTCGATATGGTCGCGGATCAGGCGCGGCGGCGCTTTGCGGGCGCAGAAGCCGCGCATAGCCGACAGCATGGGCTGGCCTACACGGGTTTCCGCCGGGCGGCAGCCGAGTTTGCGATTGGTCATTCCAATCCCTTGTCACGTAACTGCGCGGCCATCGCCAGCGCATGCAATTTCATCGGAATCGTGATCAGCAGCCCGATAAGGACGACCACGCCGCCCGCACCGGCAATCACCCCCTGCACGAAGGGCGTCACCCCTGCGTCGCCGCGAAGATGGCGATCTGCCCGATGGCCGCGTCTGTGTCCACGGGCGCAGCGCTCCGCAGGCGTGCGCCGGACATATCCACCATTGCCTTGAGCAGATCGATCAGCGTTTCCGCCGCCCCCGCTGCCGTCTTGGCCTGCGTGACCACGCTGCTCGACAGGTTCGCCGCCGTGCCGGTGATGACCGAGATAATCAGCGTGTCCACCTTCTCCACATCGGCAAGGATGCTATCGAACGCCGCCTTCACGCTGGCGCTGTCGTAGCTGACGGATGTGCTGGACCCGGCGGCGGACTGGAACGCGGTCAAGCTGGATTTCAGGCCCGCGATGGCGGTATTTGCCAGCGTGACGTTGGCGGTCCCCATCGCGGCAGATACGAACGACAGGCCGATGGCTGTGCTCGCGAACGACAGCACGGCATTGCCGTAGTCCACCACCTCGCCCACGTTCAGGGTCAGCGTGGTGGTCGTGCCGGATTTGGTCACGGTGCAGGCCGCAAGCAGGCCAGCCGCCAGTGTTCCGGCCCCGGCGCGCAGCAGGGACCGGCGGGAAATCTTGGTCATGGGATGGCTCCAATAAAAAACCGCCTCGGTGGGCGGTATGTGGTGGGTCAGGGTGTGGGCGTCTTGCTGACATCAGGCGCATTGGGGTGCGTCTCATCGGGATGCAGCCCCAGCGCAGCAGCAGCAGCAGACCGAGGCGTGTCCTTTGGCACCATCAGCGCCTTGCGATCCGGCTGGTACGCTGGCGCATTCCACCCGCGCGCCTGCGCTATGGCGGAAACCACCAGCCATATGGAGGCCGCGCGCGACCCGGCCGCAGGCGGCCGCCAGTAACGCATGACCAGCGCGGACACCGCGATAACAAAGGTCACCCAATCCATCACCGCGCCGACATACTGCGCTGGGATGAAGGGGATTATGATGCTCAGGAGGGTTGAAGGATCCATAGTCACGCCTCGATCGCGCGCTGGAACAGGGCGATATGCGGCCCATCCGCCACCCCCGCGCCCAGCGATGTGTTGTAGTTGGTTTTCCAGTAACGGCACTGCCCGGCCGCATCGTCGGCCGCAGGCAGAGTTTCCGGCGCGCGGTAGTATTTCAGGCGCGCCATTGCACAGGCGTAGGGCAGGTTGCCCGGCAACTGCGCCACGCGGGACGGCCAGCGCGACAGCAGGTCGAGCACCGCGCCCAGCAGGGACGTCATCCGTGCGTCAGACAGGAACGTCGCCCATATATCGTCGTGGGTGAACGGTTCCATCTGCCACAGGCCGCGCGCGGGGCCGTTGATCTGGCGAAGATAGACTACGCCGCTTTCTACAAGAGCCGTGCCGGTCAGCAGGTTGACCGCCGAATCGCCCCCCAGCCCGATATAGTCCAGTGTGGGGGCCACGATTTCGCGCTTGAACTGCGCGACACACAGGCCGGTCATGGCGCGGTCCCCACGTGATGATGGAGGAACGGGACGTTGGCGAAAAAATAATCGTCCCAGGTCTGGCTGGACAGGATCGTGCCGCCCACCGCGCCGAACACGGCGAAGACCAGCCCGCAGATGGCCGCGCGTTTCTTCCACCGGCTTTCGGCAATGCGCGCCTTCGTCAGCTTCGCCTGCTCCAGCCGGTTGCGCTCCTTCTGCGCGCCGTTCTGTTCGGCCAGTTGCCGGGTCAGGTCCTGCATGTTGCGGGACTGACGCTCCAGGGCGGATGACGTCGCGGCATACTGGGCCTGCATTTCGGCCCGGATGGCGCCGACTTCCCGGCGCGTATCGTCAATCTTTCCGTCGGCACTGTCGCGCCAGCGTTCAAGGAAGCCGATACGCTCCCCATGGTCATCAAGGATGTCGTGCACATCCGGCGTCAGGGCTTCGGTCATCTGTGTTCCAGGCAATAAAAAACCGCCTCTCGGGCGGCGTGGCAGTCGCGGGTGTGCTGCGTGCGGTTACGGAGTGGTCCCCAACGCCTGTTCAATCTGTGACAGGGGGAGATGGCCCGGCCCGTTCTCCACCACGGAAATCCCGTAGATCAGGCGTGCCATCGTAGCCGTGTCGCGCAGGTCGAGCACCGTGTCGGGACCGACGCCCATTCGTTGGCACAGGACGGAGACATACGCATCCGTCGCGTTCTCGGTGGGTGGCGCGTAGACCGATATGATGCTGGATACCGTGGTCAGTCCACGCTCGCCATAGCGGATCAACTGGTCACGCAATGCGCGGATGCCGTCCGCCATGGTCGGGAACGCGGCAAAGCGCGGGTCGGCCACGCCGGTTTCAAGATGCGCGCCCGGCTGCCCGACATAATCAAGGTTTCCGGGGTTGTTGTTGCGGATGCCACGGGGTACGAGTGCGTTCATGGTGTTTTCCTTGTTGATCGACTGGGTGGCGGCCGCTGCGGCGGCGGCGACCGTGATGCTCAGACTGGACGGATTGGTCAGGCCGCCATTGTTTGTGGCGCTGATCGTGACAGTCCCTGCCGCCTTGGGCGTATAAGTCACTGTCTGGGCTGTGTTCGTGCAGCCGTTGAATGTCACGGTCTCAGCCGAGAACGTCCCGCCTGCGCTCCCGTCGGATAGCGTGACCGTCGTATCCGCGCCAGGCCCGTCATTATCCGGCGTCAGGGTCAGCCTGACATGCTCACCGGCCTGAAGGCCGATGGTTCCAGTGTAGGCGTGCATTAAGCTGCCCTCCTGGTGCTTCCTGCTTCAACGGGCCGCTTGCTGCGGTGCCCCTCCACAGACTTCAACGGGCAGTCCGCCCGCCGTAGGATGTTCTTTGCGGCATTGATGTCCGCGTTTTCAGTGTGTCCGCAGGCGGTGCAGACGAAACGTGCCTGACTGGCCCTATTTGCCGGGTCCACACGTCCACAGACTGAGCAGGTCTGGCTGGTATAGGCGGCTGGCACTTCAACCAGTTTCCCGCCTCTATCTGCCAGCTTGTATCCCAACAGGGTGCGGAACATCCGCCATCCCTGATCGAGGATACTGCGGTTGAGCCCGGCTTTCTGCCGGACATTGCGACCCGGTTCTTCGACCGAGCCTCTGGCTGATGCGGACATGCTCCGCACCTGCAATGCCTCCACAACGACCGTGCCGTGGTTCTTGGCGATGGTCGTGCTGAGTTTGTGGAGGAAATCCTTGCGGGCATTGGCCACGCGGGCATGCAGGGTCTGCACTCGCCGCACGGCTTTGCGCCTGTTGGCGCTGCCCTTCTTTTTGCGGGAGACGGCGCGTTGCGCCTTGCGGAGCGCACGCATGGCCTTCTTCCCGAAGTCGCCCGGCGCGACAGTCTCGCCATTACTCATGGCGGCGAACACGGCCACGCCCATGTCGATCCCGACTGCTGGCAAGCCAGACGGGGCAGGCCCTTCCACTTCGCGCTCCCACTGGACAGACGCGAACCACTTCCCGGCCCGCCGGGATAGGGTGATGTTGCGGATCATACCGGGCAGAGCATACCAGCCCCGGAAAGCAACCCATCCGAGTTTGGGGAGCTTGATGCGCCCGGTCTTCTTTCCGGTCCGCTCTACACGCAGCGAGGCCGGATCGGGAAAACGGAAACTGTCGTGCTGGCCCTTTCGACGGGGCGATGGATAGCCAGACCGCCCGGAGAAGAAGCTCTGATAGGCGCGGTCGAGATCACGCAGGGCCTGTTGTAGCGGGTGGATCGGCGCTTCGCGCAACCAGTCCACATCGCGGCGCAGATCGGTGAGTTCACGACATTGACCAGCAAACGAAATTGATTTGCCGGTTCTATCCTTATGGCGCTGCCACCAATCCCGCCTCTGTTCCAGCGCGAGATTGTAGACCGCGCGACATGCTCCGGCGATCCGGGCCAGCGCAAGCCTCTGCTCCGCGTCCGGGTAGAGCCGGTAGATGTTGGCCTTGCGCTGGATCATCTCTAAAAGATGACATGAGTCTATGGCTGATGACAACGATTATAGGCGTGGAAGACACTGTGTTTTTGCGCTTCATGCCCATTTGGTCTTCGTGACAAAATATCGCCGCCGTGTCTTCACCGCCGCGATCCTGAAGGATATGCAAATTGTCTTCGAAAAAGTTTGCACAGACTTCGAAACCCATCTGGTAGAATTCGATGGGGAGGATGATCACGTGCATCTTCTTGTGCACTATCCGCCCAAGGTGGCTTTGTCGGTTCTCGTGAACAGCCTCAAAGGGGTCTCTAGCCGCAGGTTGCGGCAGATGCATCCAACGCTGACGCGCCGCTATTGGCGCGGAGTTCTCTGGTCGCCCAGTTATTTTGCAGCGTCCTGTGGTGGCGCGCCGCTTTCTATCATCCGGCAGTATATCGAACAGCAGAGAACCCCTGACTAAATGGTCGGAACGGCCCTATCTCCGGCCTGAACGCCGGAGCTTGCGGGCCTGAAAAACGGGTCATGATGCCGCAGTGGTCGTCGTGCTGACCACTACACTGGAACCGCCCTGCAAGTTGACCACGAAGAAGCGGTTGATGCCCTGGTAGCGCACCTGAACATCGGCGCGGACATACCCCAGCTCGGTGCGGCTCTGCGGGTTGTTGGACGTGTCGCAGACCACGGCATAATCAGCCGTGCCGCCGAGGATGCCGCTGCTGACAATGTTGGACAGCGTGCCCAGCAGCACGGCGCGGATATCACCGAACAGCGTGTCGTTGATGACGTCGCCCGCAAACGACCCCATGCCAGAATTGATGGTTTCGGCGATGTAGTTTGTCAGGCGCGTGTAGCTGTCATCGTCAATGGCATCATTCGATGACGTATTGATGCCTCCACGCACGGCCCAGTAGCTGCCGCCCGGTGCCGGGTTGCAGATCACATCGATCCCGGCCTCGAACAGCGCGCCCAGTTCCGCGTCGGAATAGGTCTGCGTCGTGCCGCTGGACACCAGCCCGGCCTTCTGGCTGCCGATCACGCCGGAAAGCTGTTTGTTCAGGCTGGACTGTTCGGGAGACAGGCCGCCGAACAGGCCCGCAACGAACGCCTGCGGGGGCACCAGCATATCGCCGTTGGTGTCATCATCCCACCACAGCCAGTCGCCGAACATCAGTTTGACGCCATAGCTGTCCAGACCGGCGGCGTCCTTCATGCTGACTGCATTACTGATCGTGTCGCCAGATGGGCCGCACGCGATCATATACAGCCCTTCACCAAGGCCAAACGTCGCCTGCGTGGTCCATGCCGTGTTGTCGCTCAGGCCGTGCAGGACGCCAAGCGCACAGCCCTGCCCGCGCAGGGCATACATGCCGGTGCGGGTTGCGCCGTCCGTGCCGATGAACTGTGCCGTGGTGGGGGTGCCGCCGTCTGCACCGCCGGACAGGGTTGCACTGCCTGCCGCCAGATCGGGAACGGTTGTCGGAACCGTCGCCACGACCAGTGCGGACGTGTCAGCCGCGATTGCGGCGGCAATGGCCGTCCACGTCGCGCCGGTATAGGACCGGCTGCCCAGCGTGGCGTGGCTTGTGGTCAGCGTGTATAGGGTCGTGACGATGCTGTTCTGGGTCAGCGTGGCCGTGATGGCGTTGCCCGCGCTTCCCGTATATTTCGCGGTCAGTGTGGCGCCAGCCAGCGTGCCGGTGGCGGCGGCGTCCGTGCCATCGCTCACGCGCACACAGCGGAAATCGGATGCCCCGTTCAGGATGGCGATATTCACCGCCGTGCCGATGTCGGTGGCAAGCGCCTGCTTAGGGCCGAACGCTGCAAGCTGGTCGCCCATGGACCCGACAATCACGGGCGTGTTGACCGGCCACCATGCAGCCGTGCCGACCAGACCGACGCGCCCACTGGAAACGCCGTTGAGCGCCAGCGTGGTCGGCTTCTGGATCTGCACATACAGGTTCGGCACAATCAGGCTGTTCGTGCTCAGGTCGCCCGCCTGATAAATCTGCGGCATGGATTATTTCTCCTGCTTGAGCGCCACGCGCACGGTGAACCGGCCAAGGGTGCCATTGGCTTTCAGCTTGGCGATGGTCGCAGCGTTGGTGATCTGCGTGCCGAGCGGGTATCCGTATCCCGGCATCATCACGACATAGGCAGCGTCCGGTTTGGTCGTGGTCTGGGCAGCCGTGGGGGTTGCCGCGGCAGGGGATGCCGCAGTCTGGGGACTGGTCGTCATTTCTGTTCCTTGCGGAAGGGTCAGGAAGTGGCCAGAAGCGGCCCGTCTCCTGTGGTTATGGTCCGGTCGCCCGGCAGGCTGAACACCTCGGTGCCAAACAGCATCTGCGCCATGTTCTCGCGCAGGTCGGTGTCGTAGGTGGCAATGAACCGGAACGGTCGCATGAAAATCCCGCTGTTCTGCGCGGCGTCATTGTTCCAGTTGCCTCGGCTCTCGATCTGGAATGTCGAGCCGTTGGCGTCGGTTAGCCAGTCGATGAAGGCCATGCCATTGTCGATCGCCGTTCCAAGCGCATCGCGGGCCTTGGTCGATGCTGACCAGACCGTGACCTGGAATAGCTGTTGCTGCCGTCGCGCGACACGGACGGCCGGAGCATATCCACCTGCAGCGCCTGACAGATCGGTAGCACCTGGCACTGCGATCGTGGCCCCGCTCGACGTGGCGCCGGGGATCTGCGCAGCCAGTGCGGCAGCAATCGTGGTGGCCGTATCCGTGGCCTGCACGGCATAGGCCGCTACAGACCGGTCTGGAATGGTTGTGCCGTTTGACCGGATGCGCAGGCCGACAATGCCCGACGGGGTTGCATTGGCCTGTAGCGTAACTGTAGCCGTGTTGCCCTCGGTCGTGATCGACACGGTAGCCGGGATCGTGACCTCCTGCCGCCACGGTCTGCCCAGCGGTTCGTCAATACGCCGCCAGCCGCCCTTCAGGTCCATAACGGTGATGAAGTCAACGCCATTCCCCAGCGCGCAATCTGCGCCGGTATAGTCGGCCTGCGTGATCCATCCCCGGAATATCTTGGTGGGACGCCCCGTGACCGACGGATTGGCTTTCCCGCTCGGGTACGCGATCACCTCCATCTGCGACACAATAGCGCGGGAAATCGAGACGATATCGGCCATATCAAAGCTGCCTTGCGCCCATCAGGCACCTGTTGCCATACTGGCTCGGCTCAACCGCTGTCAGGGTGTAGGTAGTGCCAAGATCGGTCGTGACGGCCATCTGCACAGCCGGGATGAAATTGGGCATCAGGGGCAGGAACATTTCGTATTCCTCCGCCTTGATCGAACCAGGAATACCGTCGCCGGTCGGGCTGCCTTTTCTCTTGATCTGGATAAAGGCAGGCCAGCCCGAAGCCAGCGTGGTCTGTGCGCTGGTATCGCCTGCCGTGCCGTAGTCGTCCGATGCGCCTACGTCCGTGCAGACTGAATCATCGCCATCAGTGCTGCCCTGCCCCGGCTGTCCCGCGATGCTGATTGTGCGGTTGCACAGCATGCACAGTGGCGGCCGGAATGGCTCAAGGCGCGCCACGAAGTAGTTCTCACCCGCGCAGGTCAGCAGGTCGCCCGACTGCACGTCCGTGGTATCGAACAGGCCGAACACGGCGGGCTTGTCCCACAGGGCCGGGCCATCGAACCCGAACTTCCGGTCGTTGTTGAACGCTGCCAGAAGCGTCGCGTAAGCCGTAGTCATCGGCGCAGCCAGCGAGGCCGGGCGGTATTGCGTGGTCGTGGCCCCCAGCCGCAGGGCGGCCTTGGCATAGCCACTCGCCACCTTCTGCTGGACAAGGGCCTGATACATCAGTGACGCCGCCCCCTGGTCGAGGTGCGGTTGAGCAGCGAGACCATCTGCCGGTCAATCGCCTTGGCCTGGGCGGTCTTCTTGAACGCCGCCGTGGTCATGCCGACCAGTGCGGCGTTCTGGCCGTCTTCCTTGCGGTCGGTATTGGAGCGCAGATACTGCGCCATGGTCATGCGCTTTGCGGGGCGTGCCATCTATTTTCTCCGGCGTATGATGCTGTTCGCCTTGGCGTTGATCTTCGCCTGCGAGGATTTGGACAGGGTGCCCGCCTTCACCTGCTGCGTGGCGCGGGCCTTGGCGGCTATCGCGTGCGTGCGATCAGGCATCGGATAGCGCCGGGAACCAGGCAGCCCGAACGCGGATTTCGGCAGGGCCTTACGCCTGCGGGTGGTCAGCGTCGCCATCGGCAGCCTCCTGTTTCGTGGGACGGTTCTGCGGCCAGTTGTCGGGATGGTCGGGGTCCGTGCTCGGCTGGATCGCAGCCGACGTGAGCGCCACGCCCAGCGGACCGGACATCGGCGCGGGAACCGGCGGCCCTTCCAGATAGGCGGGCTGACCATCGGGGATCGGACCCTTGCGATTTTCGCGCGGGGTGACGTTTCCCATGCGATCAACCAGATATCCGACCTGTGCATAGGTGCCGGTTACCTCAACCACGCGCCCGGCATCCGGTCCGAAGGGCTGCGGCTGGCGCGCGAAGGCGGATTTGATGGCGACGATGACACCGGCCTTCACCTGCGCCCATAGTCGCGTCGGACGCGGGATATTGCTGTCAACAGCGAACATGCTGCCTCCTAGATTACAATGCGGTTCTGCGGGCGCAGTCCGGGTCCGGGCGGCACGCCAAGGAATGCGCACAACTGGCGACGCCACCGGTTGTAGAGGCCGAAACGGTCCTGAACTTCGAAGCGGTTGTGGTGCCACACCGCGGCCTGATCGGTGTCCAGATTGTCGGATGCGCCCATGATGGCCGTCTCCAGCGTCTGGCACTGCGTCAGGAAATTGCGGGCCTGCACGCATTCATCTGGCGCAAGGTTGCGCATGCGCCATTCGTTGAAGCCATAGACCCGAAAGAAGCGCCACGACTGCTGTCCGCTGTTGATGCCGCCCATCGCGGGGTAGCCCATATACCGGCGGCACTGCACCAGCTCGTCGTCGGTCAGTGGTGTATCGGCTACGGATGGGGGTGTGACGGTTCCTGACATTCCACCGGCTCTAGTTCCGCCCCACGCTCGCGCAGGTGGGCGATTTCGTCGGGATTGGTGATGACCTCACCGGCAGCCCAGTGATATCGACCCCGATTGAAACGGGTCTCGATATACCCGTGGGCACGCATCAGGCGGACGTGGGTGGCATTGCTGCCCTCCCCCTGCACCTTGCGGGGCCGCGCCATTACGCGCTGGCGCCAAGGCTTTCGATCACCACGCCGCGCTTGAGGTAGCTGTTGGTCGCGGTCGGGATGATCGTGGTGTCGGCCGTGATGTCGGTCGGCAGCGCAAAGCCGCCGATCCACGACCAGGACTGTGCGATGATCTGCCCCAGACGGTCGAGTGCAGGACGCGTCACCATGCACACGCCGTCCACGTCGGTCAGTTCGCCGCCGTTCAGATCCGCCGTGTAGTGGTTGCCCATGTTCTCGTAGTCACCCTCGATCAGCGCGCCCTGCCCGCAGATGACCGCGCGATGGATCGCCCCGGCGCCAAGGCTGGCCTGCTGCGGCGCTTCGGTCGTGGGAATGAAGCGGATACCCAGCAGGTCGAAAATCTGCCCGGTCTGGTAGGTGTCCGACCCATACTGACCGCGATACAGCAGCTTGAAATCCGGGTCACGGAACAGGCCGAGCAACTGCGCATTGTCGAGATAGCAGTGGTATACACCACCTTCGAGCGTCGGCACATTGTTGTCGCGCAGGGCAGACAGGGCGGCAAGCATCGCCTGAATGGTCAGGTAGTCGCCCGTCACCACGTTTCCATTGGCATCCTTCATGCCATTCGCCAGAAGCGCCAGCGTGGTCGCGCGGCCATTGGGCCGCAGGACCAGCGGAGCGGTCGCCGCGACCACGGCCATACCTTCGGTACCATCAGCCACCGCCACATTGCCGCTGAACGTCAGCGTGCCGGAAATGCCCTGCGGAGCGGTGGAGGTATTCGTCGCGTCCGCGGCCACTCCGGTCAGCGTATAGGCATTGGCACCGACCGTAACCGTCATGCCCGACGTGGTGCTTACGGGAATGACCTGCCCCTCGGACGAAATGACATTCTGGAACCCACGGATATCGTCCACCGTAATCGTAGTGCCAGCGGCGCCCAGCGTGGTTGTCACGCGGGTATTGCCGCCGAGGTAGCCACCGACGCCGTTTTCCGCGCCACCGAACAGTGCATTGCGGGCCAGACGGTCGAGGGTCTGACGCGCGTTGATGCCCAGGCGCGCCGCATTGGCGAGAAACTGGTTGGCGATGCCGACCCCTTCGGTGACCTGGTTCAGGTCCATCGTGTTGCCATACTGGTCGATGGTCAGCGTGTACTGTTCCACCGACCATTCGACCGGCGACATGCCGTTGTCGAAGTTGGTGTTGCTGCTGGGGTTCAGCGGCGTGGTCGCGGGCGGCAGCAGGCCGGCACGGGTATCGGTGATTGTCTGACCGATGCGGGCCGGGAAGTCCATGCGATCCGCGATCGAGCGGAAACCAAGGCGGGATTCAAGCGCGTCCTGGAACGCGCGCGACAGGTAGCCCTGCTGAATGATGGGCTGCAGCGAGGCGGGGAAATTGGCAATGGCCATGATTGTATTGTCCTTGTGATGCCGGATGGCGGCCCGGCATCAGCCAGGCGGTGAGGCCCACATCAGCGGGCGATGGGATGGTCAGACGGTTGCGGGCCAGCGCAGGCCGAGCGCACGGGCGTTGGCGGCGACATCCTTGGCGTCGGCCTTGGTCGCATCGAACTGGGCCGGATCGCCCGGCTTGGGCGCGGGCGTTGTCCTGGTCGTGCCGGTCTCGGTTCCGGGCTTGGGCGGTTCAGCGAACAGGTAGCCCCGGCTTTCCTTCGCCGAGGCCATCACCGCATCAAGGCCCTCGATCTGCCCGTCCTCGCCCATCTTGACGGTGCCGAGGTCGATCAACTTGACCACGTCCTCGGGATTGACTGCGCCAAGACGGACGGCGGCGGCCTTGGCTTCGGCGCGGATGACGGCCTTGCTGGCCTGCTCCTGCGCGCCCTTCGTTGCGGCTTCGGCATCGGCCTTGGCCTGCTCCACGGCGGCGTTCGCATCGGCCAGAGCCTTTTCGCCGTCGGCCTTCTGCCTGTCGAACTGCGCCTTGAGGCCGTCGCGCGACTTGATCGCCTCGTCGCGCTCACCACGGATGGTATCGCGTTCGGCGCGGGCGGATTTCAGTTCGCCGCGCAGCGTCACGAGGTCGGCGCGCGCCTTTTCCAGTTCGCGCACCATGTTGGGATCGATGGGCGTATTCGTCGGTTCGGTCATCTGACCCTCTGGTTTTGTGATTGATCCGGCATCAGTCGGGAAGCGTCAGGCCGTGACCTGACGTGTCTCTGTGCTCCCTGATCCGGCAGCCTTGCGGTCGGTCTTGGCGGCGCTGGCAGCCGCCTGCCGTTTGGCGATCAGGACCGGATCGGACAGTTCGTCCAGAACCCGGTTCCATTCGTCCTGCGGGCTGGCGGTGCCGACCTTGGCGGCATAGATGCTGCAGGCGGTCTCGTTGCTCATGAACCCGGACGCCACAGCCGTTGCGAGGCCCTGCGCAAGCTGCAGCAGTTCGGGGTCCGTGCTGGGAAAGTAGGGCGGCCATTGCAGGGCAAGCCCCGCATCATCCAGCGCCACATGATCCTGTCCGCCGATCCTGATGCCGCCTTTCAGCGCATGCGAAAACCGGCAGATCATGCGATACAGCGCCAGCAGCCCATATTCGCCGTATGACAGGCGCAGGCGATCGGCTAGCCACACCAGCGACTGGCACATCATTTCCATGGCACGCCCGGACTGCGCGGCGCTGATCTTGTCCGCATGCGCCCGGTTGCCGTGGATCTGCTCCAGCACGATGGCGCGCAGCTCACGATACTGGTTCAGCATCGCGCCCGAAGCATCGCCATTGATCTCCAGCAGTTTCGCATCGCCATCGAGGGGCAATGTCAGCGCGGATGCCGAACCGCCCGTCGTGCCGCCGTCGCCGTCAGCACCCGCCGGATCGCCTGCACTGGCCTTGATCACCAGCTTCGGATCGGCGCTGTATTTCAGGCCGCGACCGGACTGCGACAGCAGGTAATCGCACTCGATCACCGTATCGATCGCGCGCTCGAACGTGCACGGACCATCCACGGTGCCCGGCTGCGCCATGTTCGCCATCCAGACCCACGGCACGAACCCGAGGCCATGTTGCGTCGTGCGCCTGGTGTCCACGCGTTCCGGCAGGCCATCAGCCACGCGGGTCGGGACGTAGACCCGGCATTCCTGCGTTCCCCATTCGCGCCGCCACCAGAACACAGTCTGCGCATCATCTGCCGGGATTTTCCATCCCTGCGCGGACAGATCAGCCCCCTTGACCTTGTAGCATTCGGTCACGCGCACCAGGGCGTTCGTGGCGTCCCATTCCGGGGTCAGGTATCGGGTGTCGTGCATGGACACGCATGGAACGCGGTCCACCACCTCGACCAGCAGGGCGGATGATCCGACCGATCCGGCAATGACCGCCTCGATCATCACGGCCGGCAGGGCGCATTCCCGGTCCAGCGCGGCCATGACTTCACCCACTGACTGCTCATCAGCGATCAGCGACGGCCAGTGCATTTCACCGAACACCAGCGAGGCGCTTTCGTCCACCACGGTTGCACACAGGTTGGTACGGACGGATGGCCTGCGCTGGTCCAGCGGGATGTATTCCCCTGCCCCGTTATATTCGCTGCTGAACGGGTTTTCGATGTCGTCGTATTGCGTGCAGTCGCGCACCCGCATCAGCGCCGTCAGGCGGTTTGCGCGCACTGGCAGATCCTGATCCTTGGGATAGGTGTCCTTGAGTTGCTTCCAGTCCATGCGGCCCCGTGGCCGCTATCGGCCCAGATTGAAACGTGTTGGTGTCAGGCGTGCACGCTGCGGTGGGCACTTGACGCTGAACATCAGGTATCCGGTAGCATCAACGATGTGGTCATATCCGCTGTGCTTGTCAGGTTCGCCGGTGCCTTCGCGATAGGTCTGGCGCTCGTATGCCTCTATCGACTTCGCGCACTTTGGATCCACGAACGCAGACCGATGTCCGTCCGCTGAACAGAACATCGAATTGGTGACGTTGATCCGGTCGCGAACGAGCGGATGTGAAGCGGATGCGATGACGTTGAAGCCTTTCGCGCGCAGGATGCTGATATCCGTCCTCCCCTGCGCCGATGTCTTGCGCTGTGCGCCGGCCGGATCGGGATAGATCGTGATGTGTGAAACCTGATCGCCGCGTCGGTATCGCCGCGTTATCTCATCGGCCATTTCGTCCGTATTCGACGTCGGCAGGATGATTTCATCGACCTGGCCAAGCGTGCCGTCATCTTCGCGTTGCCATACCGTGGCGGACATCGGGTTGATGTTGAAGTCCATTCCCACCAGCAACGGACGCCCAATGATAAATGGACACGGCCTGACATTATCTGCCCGGCTGAACGCATAAATCACCCGGCCCGCGTAAGTCTCAAACGAGGCATCGTATTCCTGCCGGAACTGCCGGATGTCCATGTCACGGCGTGCGGCCTCGATTTCGGACGCCGGGATATTACCCCCAGCAAGTGACGTGTACAGGCACGACCACCAACCGTCCTCATGTTGCGGCCCCGGCTGCCCGCGCAGATAAGCGTCGCGGAAATGGTTGAAGCCTTTTGGCGTTCCGATGAACAGGCCATGGCCGCCAGCCGTTGACAGCATCGGGCGGATGGTTTCGCGCCATGCTTCAGGCTTGGTGTCGGCCCATTCATCACCAAGGAAAAACCACAGGCCAGAGCCGCGCAGGTTATCGTAATTGTCCAGCCCAACGATGCGGACGATATGCCCGCTTTTCATGGTCAGGTTGCATTCAGACTCATTCGGCTTCTTGGCCAGCCAATTTTCAGGAAACGCCTTTTTGAGACGGTTCCACATGACGCGCTTGGCCTGCTTGAACGTCGGAGCCCCATACCAGATTTCGTTTTCCGTGCCGATGTCGTGCTTGACCGCCATACGGACAGCGCGGCGCATTTCTTCCTGCGCCTCGAACGTCTTGCCAAACCGGCGGCCGCATACCGCAACCCGAAAACGACATTCAGGCCGCCAACCGTGCTGGTAAATATTCCACTGCGGACGTGTCAGCTTGGGACGTTCGGCCTTCCTAAGCCTCGCCACGATCTATCTGGTCCGGATCCGGGTCGTTTGCCATCTGGTCAAGAGCGTCATCGTCCTGCGGTTCCGGCCTATCCAAGCCAAGGTGCCGCGCCAGATGCCCAAGCGCCTGAATCTTGCTGTGCAGTTTGACCTTTATGGTTTTCCCGCCCTCACCCACCGTTTCGGATATCTCGGAAATGGCGCGGCGCGTATACTCGGATAGATAGGCCGTCCGTCGAACTGCAACGCCTTTGCCATTGACGGAAACAACCTCTGTCACATACGAAAACCCGATGCGCGCCATTTCACGCAGCACGTTTTCTTTTGTGATGGCGTATCGTTCCACAACCTTGTCCATTCGCACGGCGGCACGTTTCCGAGCCCGCTCGATAATCTGTACAACTCGCGTGTTTTTTAAAGTCCGGGAACCATTGGTCCATGCTGTTTTTTCATTGGCATTTGCGCTGTAGGCAGCACGGTAGGCCGCAACAACATTTTCACCGTTCGACAGGTATTCTTCCACGAACCGGCGCTGCTTTGGCGTCAGGTGCGCCATATCGGGCCTTTGTCATTTCAAAAGCACTCCCCGTCTTATCCCCTTCGTCTTGCGGGCTGACAGGATTTACCCACGCCGGCCGGACATCGCGTCCACAGGCACCGATCGGTTAGGGAGAGCGGGGTTATCGACTGCGTGCCACAGCCGGAAGATGATCAGCCGCCCGAACCATGGACCAGTGATGGCCGCATACGAAAAAACCTCCTGGAATGGCGGCTGACACAGTTGTTCTATCGTGGTTATATCCGTGGCATATCTGCCTGCAACATTCAAGTAATTTCTTTCCGCCGCGTGCGCACTTTCTCATAAAAATCCGCCAACTGCTCCAGTATCAGGGCGCACTGAGCGGATACGCGGCCACGAGATACGCTTGGAGACAGGCGTGGGTAGAGCGCAGGCCCCATCGCGGAGAACGATTTTTCCTCGACCAGCATGAGGCGCAGGCGATGATGTGCGCACATACCGAGCGCATCCCGCACGTCGGCGATACGTCCCACAGCTTTTGCACGGACGACCTGCCACGACACACTGTCGTGCCGAGTGCAGGTGTCGTTCTCGTGGTCAGGCGCGAACTCGACGTAGCCGTAGTGACCGAATACGAAATCCCGATACCACCGCTCTGCCGCATCAGCCGCGCCCTGGTCGATATCGCCAGCGTTGAGCAACGCCTGCACGGTCGTGCGCACACGCGGCACGCCCCCCTTTGTCACCCACTCCGACCGGCGCTGGCGTTCTGGCGTGACGACGGTGTCGAGGGTGCGCTGGACCTCTTTGGTGATGGTCTGGGTCATTCTTCGTCCTTCGCCTTCACATCCGGCAGAAAACCAATCACAGGCGCACCTTTCCATCCGTGCTCAAACACAAACCATGCGTAGGCAATAGCGCCACCCTTGGCGGGAATATCTGAATCGCCCGGCGGCATCGACATGCGACGAGACGAAACCCACACGCGCGCCAGCGGTACTGTAGCGAACCAATCGCGCCGCGCTATGCCCTCCAGAAACGCCAGACGTAACAGCACGCAGACGCGATCCGATGTGTGAGCAAGCGCGCAGTCAATAAACTCCCGCGCATCGCCGTAGGGGGGATTGCTGACGATGCTGTCAGGTCCGATCATGGGGATCGTGACCCGAAAATCATCAACCACCTCCACCGGCCATGTGCCACGATCAACCACATCAGCCGCAAAGGTCTTGCATCCGAGACTTGCCAACTGCCTAGGGACGTTTCCCCCACCACAGCACGGGTCCATCACGCCCCCAATGAAGCGCCGCTCGACAGAGAGCAGCGCATCAACTGCCCACGCGGGTTCGACATACCAGTCTGCCGCATTGCGTTCATATCCTGACGCCCTCATTCCCCATACCACCAGACAACGCCCCAAGCGACGGCGGAGACTGGCGCAAGCACGAGAATGAACAGGGTCCAGATGGCGGCTATTACGAGGGCGTCAGTCAATTTACAGTAATGCATCGATGGCTCGCTCATAAAACCTCGCCTGCTTGCGCCAAGCATCCCGATCCCGCTTAAGCCTCTCAATTTCCGACCACGGCCACACGCGGCGTTTCAGGAAGCGGATCATTGCATTTTCACCAGAAACCAAGCGATGGCCCACGCGACCCCGATAGCGCCGATTGCGCCAGAAACGTTCTCACCAATCGACGCGATGGCCTGCCATTCGTTCATCACCCCAACCCTCCGAATCCAATCTGCACGGCGCGCGGTTCTGGCCGGCCTTCCTTCTTTCTAAACGCCACGCCACCGACGTGCCAGTGCCCGCAAAACGAACACCCGAACACGTCCACGCGGATGTCTTGCGCGCGCATCTTGCGGGCCTGCCTGACGGCCACGGATCGCCGCGCGAACGGTGCGTGCCCCTCGCAGTCGTGGGGACGTTGGGCGCGGTAGGTCATGGCAATTCCCCCACTTCACCGTCGAACTGCTCCGCCTGGTGCTGACACCATTGCATGTGCGCGGGAATGGTCATTTCGAACTCCGGGATACGCACACGGAATGCGCCTACACCAACCAACCTTTCCCCACATGGCCTGATCAATCCACTTTCCAGCAAAGCCTTGATCGTCGCGGATGAAGCGGATGGAGAATTGTTCCCGCACCCAATCTCGTCCAGCACCGGACGCTGCGCTTTCGTCTTCCCCGGATGCGGTGTCCGCGTCATATTCGCCCGCACAGCGACCTTACCGCCCATCACGGTCAAAATCCTCGTCCAACACGTTACGTCGCCCTCCTGCGCAAACCTCGACGGCCTGAGCGGCATGTTGTGGCTACCATTCCGCCGCAGATCGCGGACGGCGCGTCGAAGCCAACATTCATGTCCGCCTCCATCGCGAGTTGATTGGTACTCATTTCCGCACCTCTGACGTGCCTGATTTCGGGAAAAACTCCTCGACGATAGGCAGGTTCTGGGTGGCGAAGCGCGTGACAGCCGCCGATAGCATCCCAGCGAACGACGCCGCCATCGGACTGGCCTGCACCTCACGCACCGACCGGCGAACAACGGCGGGATCGGCCCACGCCGCATTGTCCACGTCCGGCCGCGCTTTCCGCCCGGTGATATCCTCGAACGCCAGCGGGGACTGTTCGCGGATGAGCTGCAACGTCCGCGCTTTGCGGCTTTGCGCATCGCGGGGATCGACGCTGTGCTCGCCTTCCCCGATCCAGTTGGTCATGGAGCTCCGGTCGTAGTAGCGACGCCATTCCCGGTCCATGCCGGTCAGTTCCTGCCGATCGCCGTGCGATGGCCCTGCGATCTGGCGCGCCCGCCCGTCCATGCGCCGCAGCTTGGCTGCCTCCCAGTGCTCGGACAGAAGCTTGCGCATCGTGGCAAACGGCGGCCACCACTCGCAGTTGTCCGCGACGTAGTGCATCGCATCGGTCGAAAACGCTGGCTTCGGAAAGCTGCGGATCAGCATTTCGGCGTAGAGCGCGATCTGTTCGTCGGTTCCGTCCTCGCCGTTCCTGCGCACCAGGCACGACAGGCGGTTGAGCCACGCGGAGATGGCGTGCGCCAGTTCCGGGTTCTGCGTGGCGCGGATATCTGAAATCTCGTTCACAGGCCCATTTCCTTCCAGCCTTCCTCAGCCGACGCATCGAGGTCCACGCCATCCAGCGCCCATCTTCGTGTCCGGTCCGCAGTTCGTCCGCTGCCACGCGCCTTCACAGCCGCGGTGATCCACGCAATCGGGTCAGCGGGCCGCGTATCAGCCGACTCCTGGATGATCCCGTTGAGCACCGCGCAGTCGTCGCGCACATCCCGCAGCCACTTCCCGATCAGCGACTTCGTGGCCCGTGGGGGCTTTCCCGTCATCGAACACACGATCTGCGACCCGATGCCGAACAGCACCGATCGCTGGTCGGGGGGCGTGGGTGGTTTCGCTTCGGGGGCAACCGGCGTTGGCGCTGGAGTATCTTCGTCAGGCGACGACGGCGCAGCCGGTGTCCCGAACGAAGTGAGGGTAATATCTGAACGTAGTGAAGATATATCCTTACACCTTTCCATCGGCCCATGTGTTTCGATGTTTTGTCGGTGTTCATTCGGTGTTTGAGCATCGAATGACTGTTGCTCGGATGCCACCCGTTCGCCGATAGGTTTGTGTCTCCTCACAGTCTTATCACCGACAGAGCCGGGGTTTTTCTTGCTGCATGTGTGCGACTTCGCATCCAGAGCAACGAATTTCTCGACTTCTGGCGTGATAGCATGCACAGGTTTGGGGCGCTCAGGACGCTGGAATTTACGGAAATTCTTGACGGCTCCAAATGCTTTTCCGTCAGCCTCATAGCGCATAATCGCTCCCGTCCCTTCCAATTCTTCCAGAAGGGAAGTTGCATCGACGCCATCGGCGGGAAGAAGCCGCATTTTGAGCGTAAGCGGCTTCCATTGAAAAATACCGTTGTCATCTGCCTCATTCCAGAGGCCGATCAAAAACAGTCGCGCCAACGGCGAAACAGACACGAAACTTTCATCCGTCCATAGAGTTGGATGCACACTTCTGATCCGGGCCATCAGTTCAGCCCTCCTATAGCCATGCCATTTTCAATCGCGAACTGAATGGCCCAGTCAGGATCTATCCCCGCATCTGCCGCCAGCGCGCGAAGCAGTTCGACTGGCATTGGGATGTTGCGCGTGTCGCAATCTTCTGGCGTGAGGGGCTCTGGTAAATCGGTCATGAAAGATCCATCGCAATATCACTACGAAGCCGCTCGCAGCCCGCTTGGGTCAGGCATAAATCGTAGATTTTTTCAGGAAAGCGGGCATATTGCTCAGATCCGGGCAGGCAGAAAAATGTGCGCCTGAACTCCCGGAGCGTCATGTCCGCATGATGCACTACCGCATATTGCTTACTGACAATGTGGTGGCACATCGCCGCGACACTTACGTCATGCCTAAAGCAGAAATCAGCGACAGAAATATAACTCATGCCACCACCTCAGTAATCGTAACAACTGTCCGCTGCTCACACAGCCGACACTTCACGGCGCGCACCTCAAGCTGCATGTGCGCTGGCCCGTCATCCACGACGAAGCCCAGCCCTCGCTTGTTCTTCACACGCTGCCGTGCGCCCGGCGTACGGACGTTCAGCAGGCGCGGCGTGGTCATGGCATCGACCAGGAACTTCGCACCGCCATACAGGCCATCCTTGTCAGGCGTTCCCGCCGAATACCGCTCGATCACGACACGCGCTTTCTGGAATGGCTCTGGGTGGCGTAGGTGGAGCGCGGCGCACGCGACAGCCCGCGCCATCTTCCTACGCATCCCTGTCAGCGCAAACCGGCTCTGCCCAATGCTATGATTGAGCAGCGGGAAAGGTTTGGGGAGGGTGAAGGTGATCGTGTTCATTCCCCAGTCCTCAAAAAATACTCTTTCCGGCGTAGTCCAATGAATTTCAAAATTGCATCGGACAAGGGTTTGCGCCCACACAGCATGTCACTGAGGTATTGAGGCGTGATCCCTACTTCCTGCGCAAAAATACGCTGATTACCGTATTCCTTGATTTTCTCCCGAAGGATACGGAAGGCATCAATACGGTCGAGTTGTTCGCTCACTCCCCAGCCTCCCTCTTCAATTCATCGGCCCGGCGCTCAAGCCGATCAGCCCTCTCGCTCAGGTATTCGGCCCATCGACGCAGGGAGATTGCGCGTCGGAGTGCGCGGCTGGCGCGCCATCGGGCGATGGTAGCGCGTCGCAGGAGGATATATCGCCCCATTGGGTGTCCCATTCTTGACTGAGGGCGCGGTAAATAGCGGCCTGATGCTCGGCCTGCTGTTCTGCACGCACCATGTGTTTGCGGTAGGTTTTCTGGACAGCCAGGAACACATGCGCCGGTATGCAGTGACAGGCGGCTGAAAACTTCTTTCAGGCCAACGCGGGCGCCGAATGTTCCGGCGATCGCATGAAGTTTCGCCTGAATGTTGCTCGCGATTGCTTCAGGCGTGTTCATTTCCACCCTTTCTGCTCTCACGGAAAACTTTTCTCTCTTTACGGACAATTGCTGCTCCATCTTCCGAACAGCGATGAACGGAACTGGAGGAAACAGCATTGGAGGAACCCCACGCATATGACGACAAGGTGCGGTTCATCGGGATGAAGGAACCCACCATCAGCCGCACCCTACGCACGCTGGCCCGCACCTGGGCCATCCTGAACCCAGGCGCCACCACCGAGGAACGGCAATTCCTCGCGGCAATCGTGGCTGCGGAGCTGGCGGGGCGGTAGGGCATTGTCAGGCGAATGCACACGAGCGCGCCTGCGCTCCGCAGTCGTCACACAGCCGGTTAAAGCGGCCCTGAGCGGTAAAAGACTTAGTGCAGCGAAGGCAGGATCGCCGGATGCGTGTCGGTTTGGGATTATCGTCGCATATCGCACGCATGCGCATTTTATTGCTGATCGCATCAGCCGAGCATCCGACAATTGCAGCGATCGCGCGGAAGGTGTGCCCAGCACGGTGCATGCGGATGACAACCGGCAACTGCTCATCCCAGTTTATTGCATTATTTCTCTTGGTGCCCGCAGGTATCGTCCCCACTTTTCGCAGAGCAGAGATCCTGTGTCTGATGCCGCTGCTTTGACGGCTCGGAAAAAGATTCCGCAATTCCGTTTCAGGCAGTCGATAGTTGGCAATCAGAACGGCATCTTCCTCTGGCGTCCACTTCGGCTTGTATCCCCCACTGGACATCAGTACATGCCTCCTGCCACACCAGCGATGGGCGCGCCATCCAAAATCGCCCGCGACACGACACCAGATCCAATGCGCTTGACCGTGATCTGGACACCCAGGCCAATGAAAATCGCATGGTCTGGAACGTATCCATCCACCGATACAGCTCCGGTAGAAATCAGGCGACGTGCCGTATTCCGGTTACGAGAAAGACCGAGACCACACATGGCATCCTTGAGGTTTATGAGTTTCATCAGTGCCTCTCATGCCCAATAACGCGACCGATAGCGCGATCATATGCCCGGATCTCCGCAAACCCATGCAGACGCACAGAATTATCGGGAGTAAGGGTTTTCCCCTTAGCCAAGGCATTGCGAATGGACCGCATCAATCGGTCATGTTCAGTTTCAGGATTTTGGCGTTTCCGTACGGAGTTAATACCGAACGGTTTCCCGTGTCTGCGCGCTGCCGTTTCAGCAATTCGGCAGGTATTGCACTGCCGGGTTTTACCCTTGCGCAGGTCATATGACCCGCACGAAGCAGCAGCGCCACATTTCTGGCATATGCACTCCCAGAGTGTATCGCCGTTTTCACGGTATGCGCGCTCTGTTCGCCCAATTACATGCCAGGCGCCGAATGTTTTTCCGGAGATATCAAGAAAAGCACTCATGCCCGCGCCTCCTGCAACGCCCGACGAACGCGCGGCTCTGGATTTCCGCCGGGCTTGCTGCTTACGCGCAGTCCGCCGATCCAGCAGGTCGCACCGCCTGCACTGGGTCGCAGTGCCATTACGCAGTTCGAGCGACAGACGCTGGCCGTCGCGCCCACAGCGTTCGCACCGGCAGCGCCAGATGGAACTACCGACGTATTTCACCGCGACCAGGTGGCCGAACTGCTGCCCGGCTATGTCGATGTGGCGGGGCATCAGCGGGCGTCCTGCGTGGGGCGGCCATGCGTGCGACGGCATAGATCGCAAGTGCAGCGTGACACTACAGTTTCTGCGCCGGAGAGAGTCGCACCTCTCCCCGGCTTTTCTCCACCCTGTGCAGAGGATGAAGCCGTTGAACCAATCTCAGACAACCATGACGCTAAAACTTCTGGGCGTACGTCGTTCAGGCGAAAACCTGAAAACAGGCTGCGCAGAATTGGCTGTATCTCTTTCCGGAAACGATGGAGAGACGCCGTGGTCAGGCACTCTGACAATACAGATCCCGGATCAAGAATTGCGTCTTCACAACACTTTCGAAGTGAAGACGCTCGCTGAGAGAGCATTGCTTCGAGTTTTGACGACATATCAGCAGTCAGCGGCTGCAAAGAACCGGCTGACAGTGGAGTGAGGATCATTCCATGATCGAGGGCCGCGCGGTGGAGCGCATCTGCCGTGCGGTCCGTCTGTGTCGGTTCGTCGTTCACCGTGCGCCCTCTCCTTTTCGCCACATCGGTTTCTGAAATAAAAACGCCTGCGCCGCCCCTGATCGCCTCTGCGTTTATTTCGGACCACATCTTGGGGCGGCTCACCGCACCACCTTCCCTTCAGGTCGCACGACCGTCACGTTTTCGAATAGGGTGGGACGCAGTTCTTCTCTGGGGATTCCATATATCTGTTCAATCCTGATCAGGTGATGAACGGGTATCGCCTTCCACTTCAACACGGCGGAATGCGTTTTCATCCCGAGGGCTCGGGATAGCTTACAAGCGCCACCGGCTCGGGAGATGAGTTCTGCTGGTTCCATACCCAATATGTCTTCCAAAGAGACGTGCCGGGTCAAGCTAAAAATGTCTCTTAGAGGAACACATGATTTTTGAGATGATGAAATAATGTGCCAATGAGCGACACCATCGGTACACGACTGCGCAGAATCCGCGAGGAAAAGGGACTCAACCAAGTTGACGTTGGTGAGGCTGTAGGGATCAGTCGTTCCTACCTGTCCGATATTGAAGCAGGGAAGAAAGACGGCAGCATAAAGACGATCAGCGCCCTAGCCCAGTACTATGACATTTCCCTGGACTACCTTACGGGCCTTTCGGGCACGCCTGTCCAAAGCTCCGAGAACGCCGCGCATAATGATCTTGAGGTTCTCCTCCTCAAGATCTGGCGCGCTATGAGCGAGGAAGAGCGCCTTGGCCTGATGGCGCTTCTCAAGGCCAGAATCGACACCAATGCCGCCTGACCCCACCCCAAACGCCCGTAGGTCTTTTGCCGCGTTCCCGTCCATTGTTTCCCTTTCGTTCTCGTGGAACGATAGCAGAACAATCGGGATGATTGGCATACGGAATTTGGATATGGGTTATGCGATGATAATGGGAAATATCTGTGTCAAACCTCGTTCATAATGAACAAACGAAGCTATTAGCGAACTGGCTGAATGGCATTGCCGTCTCTGTCGCAGTCACAGGATATGTTGTCCCAGCGATAAGTCACTATTACGACCATAGTAAAAAGCTGCCGTTTTTGACATTCGTATCTGGGGCTGGCTTATGGACCCTGCTTTCGTATAGGATCAATCAGGCTGCACGGTCTGTTCTGGAGGCATTGAGAGATGACTGATTTTGAGATCGCCTATCTTGCCATCCCAATTATCGGACTGATTGTTTTGGCACCCTTTACCAAAAAGAGGATCAAGCGCTGGGTGAACAAGCGCATCTAACGACAACCCCGCTCCGGCGGGGTTTTTCATGCCTAATCCTCCATCTCCGGCACATCCCCCACGCTCTCAAGGATCTCCGGCTCGCCATAGTCCCCGGCATCCTCGTCCACGAACATGCGGACCAGAAGCGCCCCGTCCATAGACGTGCCGCCAGCGGCGATCTTATCGGCCCTGCGCCTGCCTTCCTCCACAGACCTGCATACGACAGGAGCGCCCGGCTCAAGCTGCGCACGGCCTCGTTTGGGCTTTCCCCACGCATAGGGCTGGAAGATGATTCTCTCGGTTGCTGGCATGGCGAATCCTTTCGCATGTGTTCTTATTATGTTCGTGATGATTCGCGAAGGCGGTTTTTGCATGGGTGATAATTTGTCTCCTTACGAGACATTTTCCGCTTGACCATATCCGTCTCTTTGGGAGACATTAACCCCATCAACAACACGGAGATGGGCCATGACACTCAACGAAATCAACTTCACGCGCAGCGGTGGCGACATGGATGTGCGGATGCGCGTCCTTCAGACGTTTCGCCTCGAATATGCCGCGAACGGCACCATCACCGTTGTTGACGAACAGAAAGAGCGTGCGGGCCACCCGAACCCTCGTTCGGGGTTTGGTTTCAAGTCGGCTTCCGACGCCATCGCAGCTTTTGAAAGCAAAGACTTTCATCGCACCCGGATGATCTGAAAAAACATATAAACACGGAGATGGGAAGTGACCAACGCATCGACCCTGTTTCGATTTGAGGGTAAGCCGCTGAACGTCCAGATGGATGAAAACGGCGACCTGATGTTCCCTGCACCAGAAGTTTGTCGGGTTCTGGATATCGTCAACGTGACGAATGCCCTGCGCGGCCTTGATGAGGACGAAAAGGGCCTTCGTATTGTGAAGACCCTTGGCGGTGAGCAGGAAATCAACTGCGTCACCGAACCTGGCCTCTACAAACTGATTGCCCGCAGCCGCAAGCCGGAAGCCAAACGCTTCGACCGCTGGGTTCGCCACGAAGTCCTGCCGACCATCCGTAAGACCGGCAGCTACAACATCGAGCAGCAGTTCGAGATCCCTAAGACCCTTTCCGAAGCCCTGCGCCTTGCAGCAGACCAGGCGGAAGAAATTGAGGAACTGAAGCACGAAAACGCTGCGCTGACGCCCAAGGCGCAGATCCACGACAAGATCGCAGACAGCGATGGTCTCTACAACCTGAACCTTTCGGCCAAGGCAGCAAACATGCCGCTGGGACAATTCACGCGTGTGGCTCACCAGCATGGCTTCATCTTCCGTCAGGGCAATAAATGGAATGCCTATTCCGACAAGGTAAAGGCCGGGCATTGCCATGTAAAGTTTGCGTCTTACCGCGACCGCGATGGGGAAGAGCACTTCAGCCCACAGGTTTTCTTCACACCCAAAGGCATTCAGAACCTCATTAATCGTATGGGAATGCACTAATAATGGAAACGAACATGAACAACACACAGATCGAGCAGCAGACTGCTCCCGAAAACAACCCCGCGCGGATCGGTTCCTCGGGCGACGGCGCGCAGATCGGCTCCTCGGGCAACGGCTCGCAGATCTGCTCCTCGGGCAACGGCTCGCAGATCTGCTCCTCGGGCGACGGCGCGCAGATCGGCTCCTCGGGCGACGGCGCGCGGATCGGTTCCTCGGGCGACGGCGCGCAGATCGGCTCCTCGGGCGACTACGCACGGGCCGGGTTCTCGGGCGACTACGCACAGGCCGGGTTCTCGGGCGACTACGCACAGGCCGGGTTCTCGGGCGACTACGCACGGGCCGGGTTCTCGGGCGACGGCGCGCGGATCGGTTCCTCGGGCAACTACGCGCAGGCCGGGTTCTCGGGCGACTACGCACGGGCCGGGTTCTCGGGCGACTACGCACAGGCCGGGTTCTCTGGCGACTACGCACGGGCCGGGTTCTCGGGCGACTACGCACGGGCTGAATGCACTGGTGACAACGTGACCGTTGCATTTGCTGGTTGTCGTGGGTCCGTCAGCCTGGGCAAGGGAGGCTGCGCATCGCTCGTCTGGCACGATGGCATCCGCGATCGCTTTGTCTGCCTCTACGAGGGCGAAGACGGCATTGAGGCAGGCGTTCTCTATCGCATCGAGAACGGGAAGGCGGTGCGCGCATGATCCCCGACACCCCCGCCACGCGCGGCCTCGCGATGCTGGTCCTTGCCATCCTGTGGCTGGCCGTCCTGTTCTGGGGATTTTCCCTGATCACCACGCCCTGACACGTCCGGGCCACCGGGACTGCGGTCCCGGCAGTCTGGCCGAGTTTGGCCGACCATTACAGGGGATTGAAAAATGCCTGATACGAACTGGATTGAAGACAACATGACCAGCGATGACTGGAACGACGATCTTGATCTGCAAGAGGCCAAAAAGCAGCTGGAGGCTATGATCAAGTTCGTGACGGAGTTCCGTTTGAGCGATGGTACGTATCTGGACAGCCTGAACGCGCTTGAAGACGACCTCGATACCGTCAAGAAGATGATCCGCGATTTCGACGACATCATGGAACAGCGCATCCGAGACCGGCGCGAAAACGCGGCGTTTGACCAGGCAGATTACCGCCGCGATCAGCGGGTGGAGTGCGCGGCATGAAGAAGTTCAGCGATCCGGTCGCATGGATGCGCCGGGAGGGTGATGCCATCGTGGTATCTCCGACCGAAAAGCCGGGGTTCGATCCTGTCTACGACCCGGAATATGTGCAGCATATCCAGCGGGAGATGCGCAATCTGATCGATATCGCGGTCAGCCGTTTCAGCATGGCGACAATACGCGGTGTCATCAATGAACAGCGGCCGCAGAACGATCGGTCTGATTGGACCGCCGAAGCTTACCGAAAGAACAGGACATGCGACGAATTTGTCAGAGCGTTTGAGCGCGTTGCATCAGGAGGCGCGGCATGAACCCCCTACTGACCACCCACCAGCGCGTGCGGATCAACCGGCGCGTGATGCAGAACCATGCGGGGAGGCGCGGGCTGTGACCTACCACGACCAGAACGAACGCGACCGCGACCTGATCCTGCGTCGTATCGCATGGGCCAATGGCGACGACCGGGCACTGATAGTCCGCGCCGACGCGCCCCGCGCGCAGAATGCAACCGCCATCCCACCGTTCGGGGTGTGGTTTCTGCCGGATGGGTCGCGTGTGCCGGTGGGGAGGGTGTGATGGATATCCTTGCCACCATCAACAAGGTCTATGCCGAGCAGATCAAGGACGACCTGACGCGGTTTACGTCGCGCCTGCTGGCGGCGCGCGTGCCTGGCGCGAACGTCGATGCCGAGGCCATCGAACTGATCGAAGCGATGGAAGCGGTCGAGAAGTCGATGAAGGCAGCGCGCGGGATACTGCGGGAGTCCGGAACGACGCCGCAGGACGCGTACCAGCGCGTGATCGGGGCTGATTATGTGGAGTTCTGAGGGTGTTGTGCCTGACGCGTGGCAGATCGACCTGGTGGACGAGATCAAGCGTGCCAGCGAACCGCAGGAGGGACAGACCATCGCGGTATGGTTCTCGTGCGGAGCAGCTAGTGCGGTCGCGGCGAAACTGGCGGTCAAGCGCTGGGGAAATCTGTGCAACGTGCGCGTGGTGAACACGCCCGTGCTAGAGGAAGATCCAGACAACCGGCGCTTTCTCGCGGATGTGCAGGATTGGCTGGGCGTGCAGATCGAGCAGGCGGTCAATCCACGGTTCCCGCACAACAGCGCGCGGGCCGTGTGGGAGAAGCGCCGGTTTATGTCCGGTCCTCGCGGAGCACCCTGCACGCTGGAACTGAAAAAACAGGCACGCCAGCACTGGGAGAACGCCAATCCCTGCGACTGGCATGTGCTGGGATTCACGGCAGATGAACAGCGGCATCACGCACGTTTCACACTGACAGAACGGCCCAACGTTTTGCCGGTGCTGATCGACGCTGGCCTGACGAAAGCGGCCTGTTTCGGCGTGCTGAAAAATGAGGGGATCGTGCTGCCTGCCATCTACCGGCGCGGATATCCAAACGCGAATTGCATCGGCTGCGTCAAGGCTACGTCTCCGACCTACTGGAACCACGTCCGCAGGGTTGACCCCGGTGTGTTCGCGGACCGGGCCGAGCAGTCACGACGCATTGGCTGCCGTCTGGTCGAGTATCGCGGCGAACGGATTTTCCTCGACGAACTGCCGCCCGACGCAATGGGGCGACCACTGAAATCATACGACCACGAATGCGGGTTATTTTGCGAAGAAAAGGAAATGGCATGAGCCAGAACGAACAGTATTACCTGGTGCGCCTGCCGCTGACGGATGGGGAGGAAACCAACATCCGAAGCGAATTGCTCGAGGGGTCCATTCTCGATCCCGCCCACATGTTTGCTCGGCTTGTGGGCATTATCGGAGCCCCCATCCAGCCGTGCGCGTATGTGGAGAACGTCACTGGTCCGGACGATTGGTGCCCCCTCGTCCGCCGCACCGACATGGAGGCGCAGGTTGATGCCGCTATCCTGCGCAGGCGTGAAGTGGAGCGCGCGGCTCTTTATACTGTGCCATTCGATGTAGCGCGGGCTGTTGCCGAATTACCTGACCGCACATCACCGGATGGGGATCCGGAAATGATGCGAGTCACGACCAAGGAACTGCTCGGCATCGTACGCTCTGCGATTGACGCAGCCATGAACGCGGAGAACGGCAATGGCTGAACGGTCAGAACACACCCCCAAAAGCCCCCTGACGTGGGGTGAATGGCTGGACAATCTCGAAAGCTACCATTCTGAACTGCGAAATACGATTGAGGGCTTCGAGGGGTATGGACCCAGCATTCTCGAAAGCACCGGCGAAGATTGCTGGGAGATTTATTGGCACGCTGGATATTCGCCTGTTGGGGCACTTGATGAAGATAGGGAGTATTGGGATTGAGCATCACAGACACTTCAATCCTCGACAGCGTTGATGCAGCGAACAAAGGCATGAAGCCCCATCACGCCGCACCGGGTCAATCCGACGAATGGTTCACGCCGCCGGAGATTTTCGAGGCGCTTGGGGTCACGTTTGATCTTGATGTGGCCCAGCCGGAAACGGGGCGTGCATTCCTGTCCGTCCCCTGCCGTCGGTTCCTGACAGTCAGTGACAATGGACTGACGGCCCCATGGGACGGCTTCGTCTGGATGAACCCTCCCTTTGGTGGGCGCAATGGCGTTGTGCCATGGCTGCGCCGGTTCATGGATCATGCCAATGGGATTGCCTGCGTGAACGCCCTGACCAGTTCAGGGTGGTTCCATGATTTCGCGCCACATGCAGATGCCCTGCTTTTCCCACGGGGAAAGACGAAGTTTCTGCGCCCTGATGGAACGCGGGGCAATTCTCCGGGGAATGGCGTCGTGTTGATCGGCGCTGGGATGCAGGCCGTAGAAGCGTTGGCCGATGCCCACAGAAAGGGATTTGGCCTGAACACGATGATTGTTGATGGAAATGCGGCATGAACATCTCCATATGCCTCGGCTTCTTCTACAAAGGCTACCGGGTGGAATGCACCCGGAAAGAGGCGCGGATCATCCTTCAGGGGCGCGTCGTTGGGAAGTCCAAGGCCATATCGCGGGCAGCTATCGAGCAGGATGTGGATCGGTTGATTGCACGGCGTGGGGAGGTGAGGAATGGGTGACCTTCTTGAACGGTGGGTCGGCCCCTCATCTCTCGCCAAGCGGTTAGATACCACAAAAAACAACCTACCCCGATACGTGGCTGAGGGGAAAATCCCCCAGCCCAGTTATCACCTTGGCCCCAAAACTCCACGATGGGACATTTATGCAGTGGATGCTCTGATGCTTAAACGGGCCGGGATTTCAACATCAAGGGATATGGACGCGACAGTTGCCAAAATTTGCGAAGAAAACCGCCAATACGGGAGACGTAAAGGTCGTTCGCAAGCGCCTCGCTGACGGGACAGTAAAGGAATATTACTATCCGAAGAAGCGTAATTCATCCCCAAGGCCAGAGCCACCTACGGGAACTGTAGGGCACGTCCTAAGTTTATATTATGTTAGTCCCGAGTTCACGATGGTAAAACCGACTACAAGGCAGAACCGACGCATATATCTTCGGGAAATGGAAAAGGTATTTGCGCTACCGCTGCGGGATATAACTCGAAGAATGCTGATCGAGATACGGGACAGTATTGCTTATGGCCGGGGGCCAGGTGCCGCAAACGGGTTCCTGTCCATTACCCGAACATTTTTCGGGTGGGCATTGGGACGCGAATGGGTTGATACCAATCCCGCTATGACAATTGCATTGTTGCCGCGCGGGTCTCTTCCCGCATGGACAAAAGATACCATTCGCCAGGCCGAGAAAACTTTGGATGAGTCGCTGTGGCGAGTTGTAGTTTTAGGGGTTTTTACCGGGCAGCGGCGAGGCGACTTATGTAGGATGAAGTGGTCAGATATTGACGGCGGTTTCATCAATGTCCAGCAGGAAAAAACGGGTGCTGTGCTAAGGATACCCATACATATCGATTTATCGTCTTTTCTCAAACAATGGCGCGGTCCATCTGATTATATTTTGACCAATAGAATAGGGTCAAAATGGAAGCCTGGCACCCTGTCATCAGCTATGCATAAAGCCGCCAGTGAAGGGAAGATACCTAAAGGGTTCAATGTTCATGGATTAAGAAAGCTGTCAGCAACATTGTTGGCTGAATCAGGATGCACAACCCATGAAATTGCCTCGATTACCGGGCATCGCACGCTTGCTATGGTGCAGCATTACACTCTATCTGCCGATCAGGAGCGGTTGGCAAAAGGAGCGGTAAGCCGAATGGAAACTGTTTTTTGGAAACCGCAGGAAACTGACGATTAA